GATGTTCGTTTTTTATAAGGAAAGACAAAATTCATCGAACAAAAATACATAATAAATATGAAGAAAGAAATTCCAATTTACGAAATCTTTATTGATTTGGATGACGATCAAACAACGGTGTCTTTCAATTCACTTGTTTCAATGCCGGCACATGAAAAGAACTTTATGACATTTTCGAAACAACAACGATTCGAATTCAACGACGAAGAACAAGTCATCACCGGAATCGCCATTTCGGCCGATACGCCGATTTATCGATTCGACCAAGAAACCGGCGAAGAATATTATGTTGTATTCACAAAGCAATCAATTAAAGATATTATTTTTGATTACGCCAGGAACGACAATTTCAACAATGTCAATTTGGAACACAATCCAAATCGAATCGTCAAGTCAATCTTCATGATTCATTCTTATCAAATCGACGCGGCAAAAGGATTCACCGCACCGGAAAGATTCAAGGACGCAAACGACGGATCGTGGATTGTTTCTTATAAGGTTACCGACAAAGATTTATTTCAACAAGCAAAAGAAGGAATGTTCAACGGATTTTCCATTGAAGGAGTTTTCAATTTGATTGACACGAAAGAAGAACAAGAAATGTCGGCCATTTACAACGAACTTTTAGAATTCTATTTATTAGATATTAAAAAAAAAAAGGATTTAATTAAATTTTTCAATGATTATCCGGATGCCGTTTCAAATAACGCCAGGCGCGGAATTGAATTGAATGAAAAGAACGGAAATAAATGCGCGACAAGAATCGGACGATTGCGAGCGACGACCTTGTCAAAAAAAGGGAATGTTTCGGTTGATGTGATTAAAAGAATGTATTCGTATTTATCGCGCGCCGAAGTTTATTACGATGAAAATGATTCAAGCGCTTGCGGAACAATATCTTTTCTTTTGTGGGGTGGGAAAGCTGGACTTCGATGGTCGGAGTCTAAATTAAAAGAATTAAAAATTATAAAATAAATGGCTGATTATAAAAAACTGATAAGATCATTTCAAAATTACTTTTCAAAAAAAGCAATGTCAAGAAATGCAAGAAAAAAAAATGATTTCTTGTCAATTGAATTAAATAAATTGTATTCTAAAATTGAAGCGAACGATTTAATCATTGAAGAAAATCAAACAACGCAAAGGGACATTGATTCTTTGAACGAAGATGCGGAAACAATCTTAATGGATCGGTCAATAACTGCGATTAAAAGAAACAAAATCAATCAATATTTAAGAAAAATTTCGAACAGATAAACATAATATACATAAAACAAAAATACCATGAACAAAAATTTTAAGAAAGTTCTTGACCTTATTGCCGAAATGAAACAATCATTTGCAATGGCGTCAATGAAATTTGAACAAGCGACGTTACTTGACGGAACAATTGTTGAATTCGAAATCTTTGAAGTTGGTCAACCGCTTTTCGTAGTAACGGAAACGGAAACAATACCGGCACCGGAAGGAACACACGCTTTGAGCGGTGACCTTGAAGGCGTTTCGGTTGTTGTTGATGCCAACGGAATAATCGTTGAAATAATTGACGAAAGAGCAACCGAAGAAGTTCCAGTTGTTGAAGAAGTTGTTGCCGAAGCTATGTCAACCGCAAAAGTTGAAAGCATTATCAACGCAAAGTTGGAATCATTCGCAACAAGCATCGAAGCGGTTGCCGAAATGATGAAAATTATTGCCGACCAAAACAACAATTTGTCGAAAGAAGTTGCGACATTGAAAGGTGATTTCGAATCCTTCAAGTCCGCACCAATTAACACGACATCCGAAAGCGAAAAATTCGCAAAAGTTGGCAACTTGACAGCCAAACAATTATGGTTAAAAAATAACAAAAACAAATAAAATGTCACTAAAAAAATACATCAAAAATTCATTCGATTACGATGTGTCCGGCTTATCGCCATACACCGACGAAACACGCGAAGAATTAATCGTTAGATCGGTTACCGAAGCGGAAACATTAACTTACATTGCGATTCAACAAGGAATCAAAGGAACGGAAGCTTTGAACTTAATGGACGATTCAATCGTTTATCAAACTGCTGATTGCACAATGACGCCAAGCGGCGACACGGTATTCACTCAACGTGACATCACCGTTCAAACTATTGGCTACATGAAAAGCTTTTGTCAAAAAGACCTTGCTGGATTTTGGGCGCAAATAGCGCTTGCACCTGGCGCAATGGCCGAAGACAAAACACTTCCTTTCGAAGCGCAAATCATTGACTATTTATTAAAGCTTCATGCAAGAGAATTAGACAAATTGATTTGGAATGGTAACATCGCGACTGGTTCTGGAAACCTTGCGTTTATGAACGGATTCCGTCAATTCTTAACAACTGCAAACGGTTGTGTCAATTTGAATACGTCGGCATACGCTTCAATAACTGCGTCAAACGCTTACGATATTTTTTACGAAGCATTTACAAACACACCAACAAATGTTGCGGAAGGCGAAGAATTCATTTGTTTCACTGGTCGTGAATCATTCAACTTTTTATTAAAGAATTTAGTTGACTTGAATCTTTACCATTTTGCACCAGGAGAATTCGCGACAATGAACGAACTACTTTTACCAGGTTCAAACATGCGAGTTGTTAAGGTGAACGGATTGAACGGAACGGACAACATTTACACTGGTCGTTCTTCACATTTCATCTTCGGAACTGATTTATCAAGTGACTTCGAATCTTACGATCTTTGGTATTCTTTCGATGACGACTTGATTTATCTTCGTTCTAAATTTAGAGCTGGCGTTCAAGTTCCTTTCTTGAATCAAATCGGAGTTTGGAACGGTACATCTTCACCGAGCTAATTAAATAAATTAAATAATCACGACGGCCGGCCAACCGGCCTTCATTAAACTAAAAAAAATATGTCTTGTGAAATGACTTCCGGCTACAATGACCGGACATGTACAAACGGAAAAGGTGGAATTAAAAGCGTTTTGTTGTTTCCGCTTGGAAACATTGCGACTTCGAATATCACTTTGAACGAGGTGACAACATTGACGGTGACTGGCGAAACATTTCTTTACAAATTGAAATCAAACCTTTCATCGTACACCGCACCAATAAAAGTTGATAAGAACAACGGAACATTGTTTTATGAGCAATCATTGTCAATGATCCTTGCATCCGACAACAAAGAATTAAGAAGTGAAATTCACTTGCTTGCTCAAAACGAAGTTGTTTGTTTGGTTGAAAATGCAGATGGTTCAATTGTTGCGCTTGGATTCGGCGAAGGTCTTCAAATAGCTGATGCTAATGAATACACTTCAGGCGTTCTTAAAGGCGATCGACGCGGTCACACGCTCGTTCTTAACGGAATGGAAAACGAAGAAGTTCCAGACGTTGCACCGGGCGTTTATGCAACATTGTTGACACAACAATCACCGTCAGTTTAATACTTTACTAATTAAAATTAAAATGGGGAAGGGAAAATTATTCCTTTCCCCTTTTTTTTTGTAATTTTAACGCTATGAAAATAAAAAAAGAATACATCGGAACAAAATGTTGGTCAAAATTATTATCAAAATGGTTGATAATTGACGAAACAAAAGGCGATTTTTATATGAAAGTCGGCATTTTTTACATTTACGAAACAACCGCACCAAAATTAATAAAGTATGTTGATAATACAAAGAAACGGAACAACGCCATTAATAGTGACGGTGACGGAATTGACAACGATTCCGAATCCAAGCTATCTATTTGAGTTTATCCACGAACAAAGCTTCAAGGAATATCACTGCGTATTGAATAACATTTCAACCGCAACACCGCGCTTTGATGAATTTGTTTTGATTGACGGCGTTGATGTTAATTTTGATTATAACGGTTACTATATTTATAACATTTACGAACAACAATCACCGGGAAATCTTGATCCGGACTTGGCCGTTTCACTGGTTGAAACCGGACGCGCCGAAGTCATCGAAATTGATTCGCCGTCACATGAATACGATTCACCGATTTATTTCAACATATATGAATAACGACAAAATTAAAATGACTTCGCTTTCCTTTCGGAAAGAATTCGT